CAAATCACCATGCAATAAATAAACCGCTGGTGCATCATCTCCAAATGGTTGTAAAATACCATCAATCTTTTCTCTAATTGCTTCTCTATCCATTACTGAAAATCCCGCACTGGATGTTTTCATAATAAGCCCAGGTCTTTTATCTTTAGGAAGGTATTTGAATACCGTAGCGAATGTTCTAATTACCATACCTACATCCTTTCTATCCTGCCCAACATCACCTTTCAACCAATGTCCAACAAATAAGAAATTGAAATCCGTTTCTAACTTATCCAACTCAGATAGAGTTTCGGTTGGATTTGAATAAATTTCAGTATTAACTCCCTCAAATAAAACTTCAACAGGTTTAGTAATTTTGAATTCGTTTACAACTTGCCCAGTTTCTTTATTCTTCTCTTGATATGCGGTTCCAACCATAATAGATTTTGTGAACTGAGATGGAACGATAATCAAATCCATTTTATTTGAACCATCAATAAAGTCCTTTGGAATAATTGTAGTTTCAACACCAGCAGTAATACCAATATTGAAATTACCCTTTGCTTCAAACTCATTGGCCACAGACATCTGCATAAAGATATCTGGCTTTCTATCCAATTGGGTGATTACATTTGCGAATACTTTTTGTCCAAATTCACTATGTGGTTCAATTTGATTTTGAGGAGTGTTTCCCCATCGGGTTGGTACAACTTTTACATCGTACTTATCCATCTTAAACAAGCTTCGGAGAATATCTCTTGCGTGGTCACCATAACCACTTCGAGTGAAAACGGGAGCTTGATATACTAATAGAGGTTTATTCATAACTTTTTATCCTTTGAATGCTTCAATTTTTGTAATCTTAAAATCTTCGTTCCAATAGATTACATCTAATACTTTTATAGTTTCTTTATTTGTGTGAATTACAATATGATTGTAAGTACGATTTCCAATTTGCTTAGATTCGTTTAATACAAACTCTAAACCAGAATCAAATAGACCTTCGTTCATATCCAATACATTTTGTCTACCATGCCACATATCGTTCCAATCGTATAGTTCTATATCTTTTGAATAAAGTTCTTCCAATTTCATTAGATTCTTTTCATTCAAATACTCAAAATACATTTCGGATATTTCCAAAAAGTTTTTTGGAGATGGATTACCATATTGCTCTCTGATTATTTTAGTTCCCATAATTAATTTATCTTAAATAATTCGTATGATTTTCTTGGTTTCCAATTTTCAAAGGTAGTTTCAATTCCATCGATAAGAGTTTGGCACATATTTGTGTTTACCAATCCCATCTCACCCATAAACATTTCTCTACCAACTAAACCAGCTTTTGTTCTATCTTCTTTTGGAGTGTTGTACATCTCTTCCATAGCGGTTGCTAAATCATAGATATCTACTTTATCATCCCAAATATAAGGAGTTGGAACTGAACCAGCCATAGTTTGTGCTCTACTCCATACAGGCCTAACCCACTCACCATGTGTTACTTTACCTTCCCAGTCTCTCCAATTGTGAAGTGAACCAATCTCAATGTAATCTTCAGCGGTTAGCAATTTACCATCTTTACGGAAACCGCATTGGTCTTGTAATCCACCAGTTACATTTACGATGATTGGAGTTCCAGCCATTACTGATTCTGCAGTAGTTAAACCAAATCCTTCGTTACCAGCAATGTTGATTGTTGTATCAGCCATATTGTAAAGGTAATTCAACTCAGCTGTACTTCTTCGTTTATCTGAGAAAATTACATTTGTATTGGGTGCTAATGTTTTGTGTACTTCTAATAGGTTTGTACCATTATCATCGATTGGTTGAGTGTGCATCAATAAACAAACTTTAGATGCTTTCTCTTCACCAATTCTATCACAAAATTGATTAAATGCCATAATCACATCCGCTGGTTGTTTTCTACGAATGTTACGATTTGACCAATAGAAAATAAAATCGAATTCTTTACCACCTAAAACTTCAGAACGGAATTCCATAGGTACATCGGTTGGCTGATATTCGTTTGGATTGATACCATGTGGTACATAGGATACCTGCCAATCTGAATGAGGTTTCCAAGTTGGTTTGTCCGTCAATGAGGTTAAACGGGAAACAATACCATAAGTTTGACGAGAAATACATCCAATCCAATCACAACTCTCATAATAGTTTCGGTTGTAAAGTGGGTCTGGCAAATCATCCCAAATTGCGTAAAAAAGGATTGGAATGTTTTGTCTGATTTCATGCTCCATCTCATATAACCAAATCCAATAACGTGGGTCAGTAAAGTGAAGGATAGCATCAGGTTGTTCTGAATTTATCAATTGACGAATCAAACCTTGGTCACCATAACCAGTCCAAGGTAGAATCTTTACACTAGCATCTTCTACACCAGTTTGGCGTCCTACATCAGCGGATACATCTAAGATTTTTCCCTTTTCAGGGTGATTGATAGCTGCTCCAACTTGGAACCAGTCGTATTTATGAACAGTACCCATAACCAATGCTTTACTCATAGTAGCGATACCACTCGCCATTCGTAAATCATCAGAAAGTAATAGGATTTTTTTCTTTTTACTCATAACTTATTGAAATAACTTTTTATCTTAAAATTGAGAACCGCTGACTTGTAACTTTAGGTATTCATTCATTTCCTGTCTAAATTCTTCATCAGTTACATACCTTTCAACTGTTCTATTTACTAATTTTTGAAGTGTTACATCAGATTCAAAAGAAACTCTTTTGAAGTTGGAATACACCCCTTTTAATATTTTAACCGTAGTTAATTTAGTTTCTACATCCATAATATATAAATTATATCTTTATATATAAGTATATAGATATTTATTTTTTGTTATGGTTTCCCATCACAAATCCCTCTATGAAGGAATTCACAAAATTTACAATTCTTTTTACCATCACCCGGCGTTTTGGGGTATTCGATATCCCTAAACTTACCTTCATCATCAAAAACCTCATCTACAAAACTCATAAACTCACTATAAACTTTGTTTACAGTTGGTTTACCATTTGCAGGGATGTGTTTTGACATATGTGGAATTGGGAAAGGAGCTTCATCAAATAACTTTCTACGCATAATCTGATACTCCACTTTGATTTTATCCAATGGAACATTGAATAGTTCTGAGTAGTATTTTTTGTAAAGAACGATTTGAGCGTTCTTAAACTTATCCGCTTTTTGGTATTTGTTCCAACCCCGTGTTGATGTTTTTAAGTCAATGATGATAATAGAGTTATCTGATAAATCTTTCATCACAATATCCACAAATCCAATGAAGTGAACACCTTCTTTGATTTTAGCATTAAGAGGAATCTCAATACCTACCAACTCAAATCCAGTCTTTGTGTAGAATTTATCAATGTGTTTCTTAAACCACTCCAAAATCCGTCTACCATCACCATAGAACTCTTCCAATTCCAACTGAGTACAAATTGTACCTTCTGTCAACTTTTCAGTTTCTTTGGTATATTCTTTTCGCATCCAGTCCAACAATAATTTATCGGTATCGATTTCCATTGCTTGTTTCTTAGAAACACCATACATCACCGAAAGGAAATGTTGGATTGTTTCGTGAATGGAAGTGCCAAAGATTGTATGAATGTTGGCGGATGATTCACCCAACCTATCGATATATGCCAACTTATACTGACGAGGACAAGTTGAGTACATTGAATATTGGGAAAAACTTACTTTAGCCATAACTTTACTTTTGTTATACAAATATACGAAAAAAGATTGGATTTACCAAACCGAGGAAATATTATTCCCACAATTTCATTTCTTTTTCGATTTTTATAATTTGTTTGGTATAAAACTCCATAACTTTTGTTTTTAGAATCTCAAACCAAGCATCTTTACCCATATCGGTAAAAATCAATTCTTTGTTAGCATCTTTAATCTGAAGTTGTCCTTTACCTAATGCTCCAATTGAAAGAATTGACCAATCTAACTCCCAAATGTATTTAATATGAATATCTTCAATCAATACATTCCCATTTTCTCTTTTGTAATCAATAAATACATAAGAAAGAGTTTTTGAATCATCTTCTAACACATCTTTTAATCGTTTAACCGAAATTAGGTTTGGCATTGAGAATCCATCGGTTTCTTGCACAAAGTGAGATTTGGTATCAAATAAATTGATATTACCATCAAATACCAAAGTAAAATCATCAATACTTCTTTTACTTTTAGCTTCTACTAAATTTTTAGGTAAAATCTCCTTTAAGATATCAACAGTATCAGCTTCCAACTTATCGCCAACAGCTCTATGCCCATATGATTCGGATAGTTGAAAATCTTTTAATTTTTCTTTTAATAACTTCTTTAACTCAGAGTTTGTCATATCAAATCAATTACACTATGAATATACAAAAAAAAGTTGAGAAATCCAAATGAAATCCCAACTTTTTTATAAAAAATTTGATATTGTTATACCTTTAATTTTAGTTTTTTAATTACCTTTGGGTCAGTTCCGTAATCTTCTGATAACTGAATGATTCGTTCCCTACCATCCTTAGTTAGGTATAGAATCTTTAGATAATCCTCAGCTTCTGATTTAGATACCATATAATGCTTTGCTACCAACTCCACTAACCAACTTTCATACTTATCAGCAGTTTTTGGCTTCATATACTTCATAAAGTGTCTACCCTTTGGAAGTAAATCAATTAGAGCCAAATACATTGCTTTAGGTGGAACCTCTTGCAGATATGGTTGGACTGTTGCAATGGTTTCTACCCATTCATATTTCATAGATAAGAAACGAAGAACCATATAGTTGGAAAATGTTTTCTTATCCGATTCATCCAATGTATCCCAATACTTTGCGTTTTGAACATTGGTTATTTGTG